GTGTTACTAAATACACCTGCTTGTGGCGTATAAATAGTAGCAATTGAATTAGGTAATGTGTTAGATGTAACAAACTGTCCAGATCCACCACCGTATCCGGCAGTACCAGCGGTAGTGTTAGAGAAATCTAAAAGGCAAGACTGGGATAGTAATACTGGGCCAACATCACGTTGTGCGCCAAAACGGTTATCGCCCGATAGAATTGGGCCTTCAAATGTACTGCGTGCCATTATAAGTTTCCTTATGCAAAAGATACCTTGTTAATCGTTGCATCGTCTGCTGGGCCAGTGGCAACAAGGTTGGATTCCCAGATGCGTAGATAATACACCATTTATAGAAATAGTCAACAAAAAAGGGGCCGAAGCCCCTTATTTTTTTATCAATCCGAAGATCAATATGTACCGTAGATTCCTAGTGGATCTGACCATCCGAAGCTATAACGCTCGCGGGATTTGTAACGTACGTTGCCTGTATCGAAGTCACCGTCCATGCTGTTTTGCAGGGGGGTACGCTCGAAGTGCTTCATACCGTTAGGTACATCGGTTAACAAGAACCATGCATTAGGCGCTGTCAAGAAGTGATTGATTGTGTATCCTTCTGGGATAGAACCATTGTTCTCGATAGCGTTAATGTCATTGTTGTTTGTACCAACGCGCAATTTAGTTTCGAGCAAACGAGTTGCAACGAACTGTAGTGCAGGTGGAACAATCAACTTCTTGGGCTTAGCAGCGATCAAAAGACCACGCTCATCTGTCCATGCAGCGATCTGAATAACGGCATTCTCAAGAGAAGTCTCATTCAAGTCAGCAGGAGTAGATGGGCTGTTGCTGTTTGTACCGCCGTTCACCAATGGGTGAGCAGAGTTAAACAAAGAAACGCCGTCACCACCAACATATGCAGAGTTGAAACCGTTGTTCAAAGGAGCAGCGGCTTTAACTTGCTTGGTGTAGGCCATAGCGCGAGCAAGACCCTTGGTGTAGCGAGCAGACAAGCTGTCGTACAAATTATCCTCAATAGCCTCTTCGGTAATTGAGAATCCAAGAGCAATAGTCTCGTGGTTATAGCGAGTTGTCCATGCCTCTTGTGCATTGTCATAAGCAAGGGCTGAACCCTCGTTTTTAACAGGTGCTGCAGAGAAACCGGATAACTTGGTCTCTTCTTCAAAGCTACGCTCAGATGTCTCTGTTTCGTAGATCTCTTTATGCTCTTCCCCATAACGGGCATACTCTAATCCGAACAATGCGTTCAGTCCAGGAAGTAACTCTTTAAGCAGTTGTGCGCGTGAAATAGCCATTTATGTTACTCCTTAAACTGTAACTGGGTAGTAGTAACCATGAACGCCAAAGTTAAACTTAACGAGTAACTCAGGGTATTGATTAAATACTAGGGTTGAAGATGCCACCATTACTGGGCTTGGTGCTACGTTTACAGAAATAGATGTCGCACCGGCTGTTGCTGCTGATGCAACAAAGCTGCCAGAGGAAATGTATTGGCCGTTAGCAGCAAGAGTTCCAATATCAGTACCAACTGGCAATGCGTTTGGAATTGCAGCGCAGGTAATGGTTGTGGAAGAAATGCTTGTGTAAGTAGTAGTACCTAGTGACACAACAGTATCAGGCACAACTTGCAATACACGCATTGGTACAGCCGCTGTAGTTGTCAAAGATGCAGGAGATGTAACGCCGATGTATGAATCACCAGTGTTAACGTTACCTGTACCAGCAGACCATGAACGGTTGATAGCTACGTCTTGACCAATCAAAGCCAAAGAACCAGAAGCAAGAGTACCACCAGAAGCCAAAGCTACTACGCGGAAAACTTGATCAGGATCATCAGCAACGATAGCTACTGCATCACCAGCCAATGTGTTGGCGGGCCAGTATTGGCTATAACGCTTTTGCTTAGTAACTGGATCTGTGAAAGAACAGCCTAAGAAAATACCAACGATATTGTCTGTAGGTGCATCTGTACCCCATGTGCTTACACCAGTACTTGTAGTAATGGTAGATTGCACAACAAAGCCACGAACCAATTTAACAATATCACCATAGTACAAGTTACTTGCGTAGTTGTACTGGATAGGTAAGTTTCTGGTAGAACCAGAAAATACCTGTCCGCCGATCAGATTGACCGGCTTGAACCCGTATGGGGCCGAGACANTTGGATATGCCATTTAAGGACTCCTAAAATTAAGATTTACCGAACGTCACCTCGGAACGTCTGTCTTTAAACAGAGGCATCCTTGGATCACTATTGCGCATGAAAGTATTGTCAACAGACTCCATCTGAGCTTTGTTTTGGTTNGCGTAGTAATCCTGCGCTTGCTTAACAAACTCAGCGGGGATNCTGCATAACAACAGTCCACCGACTTCAATGCCACCTTTAAATCGCCCGTCATTCACTTCGTGCATCATCAACTCAGGATATTCTTCGGCTTTGCAAGGCTCATAACCTTCACGCATCCGCATAGAAATATTCTTAGGATCAGCATTTCCAACCATACTAATGCGGATATATCTGTGCTCCCATCCAGGACGGGGATCCGGCATCGGTAACTGCTCTGGAGGTCTCCAGGCATCTGGTCTTTGTGCTACTGCACGGGTTTCTGTTTCTCTGGGTTTACGATTTTGTTCTGACATGATTAAGCTCCTGATCTTTGTTTAGCAACCTGACGGGCATAGTCCTCTAATGAGACACCAAGCCTTTTAGCGATATTTACCTGACTCGTAGTAAGTACGATTTTCTTTGATGCTGTACTCCTAGAAGCAGGTGCAACGATCGACTTTTTCTGTGGTGGAGGAGATGCATCCACTTCAGTGCCGCTATCAAAAGCATCTGGGAACCTAGTACGCATTTCGGAATCAATTCTTCGGTAATACTCTTCACTCGATGGATTTAAACGCTCATCTTGTGTGAGTTCCTCATGTATGGCAAGCGCATAACTGGTCATACGCCGATCTGAGCCGAACCAAGGATTCTTATCTTTCCACGCCTCCGCCTTTCGGTCTAGCTGCTGTGGTTGCGTTACCTGCGTTTGTACCTCATTTCTTTCCTCTTGTAAAGGGGTCGGCTTAAAATTATGTAATTCTCTTGCCTTAATGGTTACCGCAGTTAGTTCACTTTGTGCCTCAGCCAAAGCATCTGCATCACCAATTTCATATGCCGCCTTGTACTTGTTCTTGGCCGCCTGGATCTCGTTATCCACGACTTTCTTGGCCTGTTCTAGTAGAGCTGTTTGCCCTTGGTTCAAAGAACCTTTGAGCTTTTTATTCTCTTCAACAACAGACTGCGCCAGCTTTAAGGCTTCCTCGCGCTCACGGAAAGCCGCCTCTTTTGCGCGGCGCTCATCGTGATAGCCTTTGGTAAAGTGCTTGATTCTTTTCTTTACAGAATCGTTGTATGTTTCCAACTCGTCATCGGAAAACTCCTTTGGCGGTTCGTCCGCCGGTTTGCGGCCCCGATCTGGTTCAGGAGTATCGTCAACAATTTCAAGTTCAGGCTCTTGCTCGATCTCAATGTCTTTGCCCTCTTGCTCGTCTGGAAATTTAAATGTTCTTGATTCAGTTGCCATGTTGTTTCCTTATGCTGCTCGTTGAATGCCGCGGGGATCTTGCACGGTAGCTTCCACCTGATCGTCTTTGATCAAGCGAAATTCTTTGCCGTGTATCTTGATCCGCGTACCAGAATTGGGGCGGACAATAACAAAGTCACCGACTTTGCATGATGGCCCAGATGGAAATCTGGTTTCATCTTTGTATGCATCAGGCCCCATCTTTACTACGAATAATACTGGTGTCAGTACCTCTTCAAAGTGCATGGTCTGTGATGCTTTAATCAACTCTCCTTCTCCTTCAAACTTCTCATCTACTTCAGGCAGTACCGTCAGCAAATGAAACGTTTTGGGTTCGGGAAGCTGAGTAGCTTTGTCCTCTGCTTTCTTGTTAAGAATGCCAGACAAGTCTACGGCTTGAACATTAAAGTCCATATTTTTCCTCCGCAGGGGGCTACAAAATAGCTTACCGATACGCCCCCGCCATATCGGTTCACTTGGTTATTCGTTGTCTTCTTGTTCCTTGAAACGTCTCATCATGGTGTCTATTTCTCCTTTGCAAAGGGACAAGCCCCTGAAGACACCACACATCTCTGTGTATTCAGCATAATCTCTGGCGCTCTTGCCTACCATAGCAACCGCATACTGATCTTCGATCTGCTTGATCTTTCCCAGTAGATGCTCAAGTATTTTTTGTTCCATCATTCACCCTTCTTAGGTTCTTGTTTCTGAACATTTTGCGCTTTGGATTGCTGCTTGGCTTGCTGGTCNGCTTGCNTCTCGCGGATATCGCTCATCTTCTTAGCTGTCTCCGCCGCTATATCCATGCGTTGCATTTCCTGCGCCGCTCTAATCCTAGCCATCTGCTGTTCTTGCTCCATGCGCTGTGCGTGTTCACGTTGCAGCATTTGGATATCAAGCTCGTGCTGTTGTTGCTTATGGATTAAATCTTGCTGATGTTGTTGAGCAATGGTCTGCAAGTTCTGCTGTGTCTCAGCAATCTTTGCTTGCTCTTCAATCTGCGGATTAGGCCCGGCCTTTTGTTGAGCCTGTTGCATCTTGATCTGTAACTCTTGCTGTTTAATAGCCAAGTCACCATCAACTTTCTTAGCCTTAGTCTGAGCTTCCATCTGAGCAATTTGCAATTCAGCTTGTTGCATTTGAACCAGAGGATCTTGCTGTTGCTGTTGGGCTTGCTGTTGAGCTGCTTGGCCTTTACTCTGAGCAAGTACCTGCTGAGCTGCTTGCGCGGTNAGCTGAGATATTTGAACCTCAAGATCTTGCGGCATATCTTCATCTGGAGCAGGAAGCGTAGCACCCANTTGTTGTTGNATCTTATTCCTATACTGAAATGCCAAGTGCTCAGATATATGCGCCATGATAGCTGCACCCATCTGTTGACCCATAGGACTTTGACCAATCTGCGCTTGTAGTAAAGGATCTTGCATCATTGCCTGGTGAACTGCAATGTGTGCATCGTGATCCTGATACATGAACGCCTTGGTTGGCTTGCCTTTTAAGAAAGCCATGTTCTCTGATATTGGATCTCTTGGTTTTTGATCGTCTTCAGTAGGAACAATATCCTCGGCGTTTGGTATTCCAATTACATCCAACATCTGCCTGTGTAGCTTGGGTAAGTTATAGATCTGGGGCGCTTGCTGTGCCATCTGCATTGCAGCCTGGTACTGCATAAGCCTTTGCGCCATCGTAGAACTATTGGGATCACTGACTGGTATAACTTCAACCATGTCGTAATCACTTTGCTTCGCGCTTTTGTCTGCTTTTTCAGGATCATATTCATAATCCATTGGNGCAAAGTCGCGGATCATCGGCTTGAGCAGTTTGAATTCCTGCTTCATAGAGTAATGAACCCTAGCCTGTACCGCGCTCATGGTCTTAAGCTGTCTCTCTAACAGAGCAAGCGTAGTTCCAACCGGTGCATTCGCTGACATATCGCTGATATTCATATCAGAGATAGCGCCAAGCTTTCTTGCCTCGTCTGTAATCGTACCAAGTAACGTAGCCAACACTTGGCTAGGTTCTTTATACGGCAACGTCATGATGTTATCTTTAATAGATCCACCAGGAACGTCTACATCCCTGAATTCTCCTGGNGCAATCGGTGTATCGTCCCCTTTTACGCGNAANCCACGCGCTTTTAGACCGCCAGGTAGGTTGGCAAGTGATCCAGCATCCACCAATTGACGAATAATCATCGTTCCGGCACGAGCATAACCGCCAATCAGGTTAATTAAGCCAAATCCATACGCTCCAAAGCCAGGAATATAGGTATATTGAACAAAATGCTGGCGCTTTAAGTATTTTTTGTCGTTCTCTTCCCAGTTTCTACGGATAGAAAGTACTTTTCTTGACCCTCTTTCTATNGTAATGACGTAAGGACGGGCTATTTCATCNTCATCTTCGTCACCTGGCAGCACATAATCAACGTGAATCTCAGCCAAATGGTATCTATCATCATCCGTAATTGAGTANCCAGCCTCATCAGCTTTCTTTTTCTCAATATCCGTGGGGATATGGACGGGTTCACCCAGCTCTATGTCACGATAAAAGCCGGCTACTTGTAATTTATGTACTTCGTTTTTGGTTTTGCGCATCATATGGGTCACGCGCTCGCAGTGCATAACACCACTAGACCCATACGGCATGATTAAATCTTCTGCGCCCACATACATAGCCACCGGTCTACCTAAGTTTTGATCTGGATAAAGCTTTTTAAATGCCGATCCAATCAACCCCAGGTTAAGCAATAGACGTTCATGTTCAGGACGATACTCTGGCATCTTCTCTACCAGGTAATAGTTCATATGATTTTGAACGCGCTGTGAACTCTCCATCTTGAGGCGNTCAATCGCCCCCATGATTTCAGTCTTTACCGGGCCAGCCGCAGGAAACGTTTCAGTAATCGTCTCCGCCTGGAAACGAATGGCAGCTTCTGTAAGCACCGTGCTGAAAACACCACAAGCTCCGTTCCAAGGTTCCGTTCTTTCTTCATATTTCATCCCCAATACTTCAAGACCTTTGACATATGTTTCAGCCCAGTCCTTGCGAGAATGAACGTCCGCATCCACTTCTTCTATTAACTTACCCGCCAAAGATTGGAGTTCACCCTCATCCATATCTTCAGCCAAGTTAGCATAAAAATCATTAGACCCCTCGTGCTCATGCTTGGGATCTAAATCAATCTCAATCCCGCCAATGCCAACGTGCATAGCCTCTGGATTTTCAACTTCAATTTCGATATCCGGTTCAACGGTATTGAGTTGAGGAACGTTTGAATACAATGCTTTATCTAACATATATCACCTTAATAATATGCTTTACGTCTACGCCAGTATTGAGGTTCTTCCTCCTCATCGCTGGGCAATCTTAAAAACCCACCTTGCCTAAATCTAATCAGAGCCTGGCTAGAACTATCCACATAGTCATCATGTTCCGCGTTCGGAAACCTGGCCATCTCTTCAATTAAATCATCCGCCCACCTTTTATCAGGTGCCCACACTTTTCCTGAATTAAACAAATCGGCCACGCTATTTAAACGTACAAATTTGTCATTGCCACGGGTAGGAGTGTACTCGCTAACCGGGATTCCCATAGATCTTAATTCAAACACAAGCGGCGCACCAGCTGCCTTAGCCTCAACAATAAACGCATCCGGTTGCCACTCTTTATATCCTTCCAGCGCGGCTTTCTTAAGTTGCGGAAACTCAAGCTTATCCCTATATGCATCCAGCAAGATAATATGTTTATCTGTCGGGTCTTCGTTTAAACTAAAAAC